GTTGGTACGTCCCATTCAGATATCTCCCGGGCGGGCATGACAGCCCCATATTGGGTATTATCATCTCTTCTAAGGGTACATTTAAAATCAGATTTTAGCGGATTGTAAAGATGCGGCATTATTTTCTAATTCCTCGATATGTTTAATACAAATCACCAACATATCCTGTAATGATTTATGAGTCATCTTACCTGAAACACCCAGGAAGTGGATCATGTCATCTAGGTTTTGGTCAGGCTTAATATATATATCTAATAACTTTGATAGATCATCCCTTATCGTCAACTAGAACCTCCTCAGCTAGATCTTTTTTGGAAACATATAGTGGTGGTGTAGATTCAATTATTGGAGCTTCAGGAGCCTCATCAACCATCTTATCCTCCATTGCACCTAGAATCTTCTCTTGTTGAGTTCTCATATCGGTATCAATATATTGGGGATCTTGCATCGGGATATCCATGCCATACTTTTTAACTAAACCTAACCATAACTTAGGGGTTAGCTCCCGGAGTAGTTTCTCATCATTGGTATGCGGTACCTTATCCCAGACTGTTTTATTCTCTAAATATTTATCCAGTAAAACATCAGGCTTTTCTCTACCTACCCGGGCTAGTAATTCCTCACCAAACTTATCTCCCATCTCGTTAATCATTTGGACTGTCATATCACGCCAATAGGCCTCAGCTAAATATCTATCAACATCAGTTGTACCATTAGCTGGTACTCTAAAATGTTTAGGAGGATGACCCCAGATAATAGTAAAGTCCTTATCTGTCGGATTAGCAATTCGTATTAAATCGTGGGAGCGTCTTTCCTGCTCAAAATGCCACATGTCCTCAGTTTGAGGATCAGAGCGGCGGTTAATATCCTCACCCCAGGTTGGGGTATCCATGACGGTATCAGCCATTTACAATCTCACCTTCTTTAACATTATTAGTTGTTTCTGATTCTACTGGAAGTTCTGGTGGAACCTTAGCTTTAATCTTCTGGTAAATGGGGACGATTAACTCAGCATCAGGCATCTTTAATGTAATCTGGGATAGTATCACCGCCAAGAGTTTAAACTCTTCAATAGTTAGTTCTAACTGTTCCATGAATTAATAATAACATAGTGAATAAAATTGGTTATTTCTCTACTTTTCAACAACTCCAAGTATAGCGGTTGCCGCCTGTTCGATGAAATTAACCGCTGTGGTTCCAGAGGGTACAATAAAGATCCGTGTAGTGTTGAGGGATATAACCTCATCAAAATTGGAGGTGGTAACATCAGCCGTCCCCCACTTCATAACAATAGTTTTATCTATCGCCGAAACCTCTAAAACGGTCGTCGCAGCATTTAAGGTAATTTCGGTTGAGCCTGAGACTGAAGCATCGTATGTCGTGGCTAGAGTAGTTGACGGCGCTACCATGCTTTGAATAGGCTCCCTGCTAGCATCTCTTGGAAGGTTAAATGTTGTAGTAGCCATATATAGATTATATCACTTCATCTAGCATAGTTTGCAAGTCATCTATGTTCTTTCTAAAACCCTGTCTACCCTTAGCCGAGTTAATATCTGAGTACAATCTGACCCGCTCTAGGACATTTTTGCCACCGTCACGTTTACCCTCTTTATAAGTTTTGTCCATTAACTTCTCTAAATGCCCTAAAAGGGTTAATCCTTCAATCTCAAATTGTAGGGCGAATTCTAGTGATTGACCTGAGTATCTGTTTAATACAGATTGAAGATCATCTTTAGTCATAGATATATGTTAACAGATTAAGTATTAGGCTGTGAGTGTGTAGACAGACCAGGCATTAGAGCCGGTGTTAATAAAAATCATTAGAGCATTGGCACCAGCTAGGACAGACGCTGTACCAATCACCGTCGAACCAGATGCTCCGGTTAGGGTAACTGTTTGATTACCCACATTGGCATATAGACAATTGAAGGTGTCACCAACTGTCACACCGGTAACAGCTGTTGAGATATTGGTTCCTGTATCCAGGGTACAAGTACCACCAGCAGTTTGCGATTGATGGGTAAATATTCCACCCAAGAGTTGAGCGGCGGTGGGTGTAGAGTTCTGAGTTGCTCCAGCAGCGGTCAGTAATTCACCGACAACCAAGGCCTTGAGAACGCCCCGATTAACAGTTGTGATGCCGGTTGATGCAGTAGCAAGTCCCAAAGTTCCAGATCCCTTTGCGTTAATTGTTAAGTTCGCATTACCCGCAGTTTGAATAACAGCAACTGCAACTGTTCCACCCGTAGCTGCACCCGTTACTGAAAGACCCGTAACTTGTGTGCCTGTTGCAGAATCAACTACAAAAGCTGGGGTTGTGGCCCCTAATCTACCAACTGCTAAAGATAATGCACTCGCTGAAGTCACTGTAACGGCACCTGTTACGCCGGTGGCTCCGGTGATGGTTGTGGCAGCGCCAAGAGAGATGGCACCTGTAGAAACTGTACCAATTCCAATAGTCCCTGTACCCTTAGCATTAACCAATAAATTTGCATCGTTACCAGAAGAGATTACTGCTAAGGCGACATTACCAGCCGCAGTTGCTCCGGTTAAAGAGAGACCAGCCGCCAAAGATCCAACTGAAGCATCTACCTTTAAAGCTGGATTAGTTGCGCCATTTGGGCCAACTGTTAAGGCATTAGCTGAGGATGAGGTAATAGTTGATGTTCCGGCTGCTGTGGTACCGGCAATAGTCGTCCCGGCGGGTAAGGCTACAGTTGTAGCACCACTAAAATCTACATTCTTATTGGTATTTAAACCCTCATATTTAACAACTGGTACGAAATCTTCAAGAAGCACACTCATTTGAGTACTCCATTCTCAGTTTTAAAAGTCTGACCTGAAGCTGTTAGAACGACGATACCATCTTTGAAGATCTTACCTGAACCCTTACATTTACCGCATAAAACCCCATCCCATCGACCATCGCCTTGGCAATCCTCACAGCGACGAGTTTCTAATACCGGTTCACGGGGAGCTTCAACTGCTAATTCTGGGGTTTGTTCCTCAGCTGAAACCTCTAATTCTGGCTCAACTTCTACAACCTCTTCTACAGGGGCTAAAACTTCTTCTAGTACTTCTTCTTGTGGTGTTTCGTCCATATCTTTTTTTTTCTCCCTCCCCTGTCTAGCAAGGTCAACGGCGATGGTTAAATATTAATCAATCTGCAACTTAACAGCGATTGCTTTTCCTGCCGCTGCTGCTTGCATAGCCATTCCTACATAGGGGAATCCAGCAATTTGTAAGGTACATGCTCCGGCTGTAGCTGTTGAACCTCCAACTACTCCCGAACCTACTATAATAGATGATCCATCAGATAAGACCGCTCCAACACCTTTAGTTTGCAACCAACAATACTCAGAAGCTGTGGCCGCAAACGGAGCTACTCCGGCAATTGATCCTGTAATGGTTGTGGCAATGGATTGGATAACTCCTGACCACGGAGATCTTCGCATATTAACAGTGGCCGATGTTGAAAATATAGCTCGCAATGGTCGATCAAGATGCACTGTTAATGCTCCACCAGTTGTTAATGTTCCAGTCACAGCTAAGATTGTATATTCATCTCCGACCGCAACTGTACCGGCTGTGTAAACTGATAGTGATCCACCCTCAAACTGTTGAGATGTAATAGTCGCTGTTCCGTTAGTAACTCTTAAAGAAGTATCTCCAACGGCTCCGGCTACCGCAACCACCATATTTGTGTAGGTTGTATCAATTGCTGAGGCTTGAACTAGATTGCCCATTACCAAAGCTGCTACACCATTTAAGGAATAACGGAATCCTTTACCATTTTGCCCAAAGATTAAATCTCCGACTTGATAACCACTAACTCTAGTGGGAGAGCTTGTGTATAGATCGACTCCTGAAATTGTAGGTGTTCCTGATATATTTGCCATATTATTATTAGACCGATGTTATGCCGGTCAGCCTCCCATTCCTTCTTGGTTCCCAAGTGCATACTTGCCCGATGACATAGAATCTACCAATAGAACCAGCCTGATTTGGTAGTACCATATCTTTTTGATAAAACCAACCATTATATTCAGATGGCATATCCAATGCTTCAGCACCAACACCCTCGTAAGCCTTGTTCGTTCCCAAATTAACCTTATCAACCATTCCCTTATAAATATCAGGGACGATTGACCTACCAAACCAGCCAAATGTTCTCTCATTTAATAGATAAATATAACCGGACGTTCCAAAGTCATCTCGAACAATTGGCACACCGCGGTAAGATAGCGCATCAAAACCAGATGCTGCCGCAGCTGAACCCTGACCCTCACCTCTTTTAACAGTCAATGCTCTAGTACCTAGCTTATCAAAACCAATATTGTCATAAGTTGCTCTAACTGTTGGTTGTAATAGCTGTTCGTAAAGATCAAAGACTGCCTTAGTTGTCACCCCGATAGTTGGTTGGGAGTAGTCAATTGAGGAGGTGGTAACTGCTGAATAAAGAGTGGCTAGTTTTGCAAGAGTTAATGTTCCACCTGAGGATGTATCGGTCGCGTTAAGTTGTGAATAAGTCGAACGGGATTGTCCACCAATTGTGCCGGTGTCATCAACAATCAAACCTAAACCATTTGGTCTATTAGCTGATCCATCAGCAAATATAGCTGTACCAAGTTTTTGCATTGCCTGTGATCCGGCTTTTGCATATTTGAATAAATCAAGATCAATTACAGCACCCTCACCGGTATTAGCGAAGGAATCAAGCATCACCCCGACCTTAGGTTGAGTGAAGGCTGTTTGTGCATAAGCTAAAGGAATAGTTGTTTGAACAGCTGAAGATGAAAGTGGCTCTAATCCAACAAAGAATTGACCCTGAGTATCAGAGGTCACATCAACTGACCAGTTCATCGTTAAACCCTGAAAAGGTGATCCCATTGAGGTGACACGAGAAAAAAACATCGGAGCTGTTAACACATTATCAACTACCTTAGCGTGAAGTTTAGGAAGGTTAAAATCTGACTGATTGGATCCAAATTGTATACCGTCGTAAGAATATGAGTATGCCATATTTTGTATTTAGGCCATAAAAAAACCAGCCGCTTTTAACGACTGGTAGATGTTACCTATGAAAACATTTTAGAGCAGATGACAAATTTTTGTCAATGGGGCAATTATCCGCGCCACCTATCCCACCAGTTAGTTTTAGGATTATGGATGTCTTTTTGATAATCATAGCTTTGCGAATCAGATGCTGAGGAATTACCCCCAGCGGAGTTAAAGATTGGGGCATCGGCGCCGGCTGGTTGAGAATTAGGTGCTTTATAATAATTGCTATGAATCCTAGTTACTGAGGTGATTGGTTCTAATTTTAACTCTTCTCTAGTAGGCACTTTGTTTTCGGCAGCATAGACCTCCTTAGCCTTAGCCTGGTAAGCGGTCTCTCTTTTAGTATTAACATCAATCATCGTCTGGAAAAGAAGCTCCTTGGCAATATTGCCTGGATCCTTAGCATCCTCAACATTTGTAACCTTAGGTAACTTATTAGCAATATAAAGCTCCTCCAACTCATTATTTATCAGAGTATTAAGGTGATTAATATCCCCTTCCTCTTTTACCCTTATATCATTCTGTTGTTTTTGGTAAGCTTCATTTTGTTCTTTTTGCTTGGCCTCTATTCTTTCAATCGCCGCTTCGGTAGCCGCATCTTGCATAACTGGTAACACCTCTTCGTAAGTTGGATTCCGGCCCTCTTTAGTAGCTTGCTCAATGATCTTTTCGTAAGCACTAATAGTCTTTTCTTTAACCTCTGGAGCTGTACCCTTTAATAAATCTGCTATCTCGTTTCTAGTCTTAGTCGCTGTCTCCTCAGCTACCTTTTTAGATAGCTCCTCAACATTGACTGGTGGCTCCTTAGGAGGTTCAATTACTGGGACGTCTGGTTTCTTAACTGGTTTTTCTTCTGGTGGTGGCTCAGTCACAATCTCTTGCATTGAAGAGTTATGTACCTCTTTGTAATCTATTTCGGGTGTTTCAACTGGAGTGTCATCAATAACCTCTTCGGTAGTAGTTACAACCTTTTTCCTTGCCATGAATTAATTTTAGCATAGTAGGATAAATTGATTATTTACCTTGAATAATACTAAGGACTTGTTGGCCAAACTTTTCTTTGTAACTATTTGGGATAGTTGACCACATTGACTGAATCTTGGGAATATCCTTGGTTAACATAGCATAGTCGAATGTAGCTTTTGTATTAGCATCTGAAAAACCTGAAAACTTGGCAAGAGCTGCTTCTGGATTACTCATATCTGTTCCTGACAACGCCTTATACTTATCCAGTACTGCTTGTTGCGCTTTATTAACCGCGGTGCTGACGTGCTGGGGGGGATTTTTAGTGAGTACATTTTCTAAACCCCTTATTGATTTTACATCAACCATTCGGACAGGTGGAGTTTTAGGTAAAAATTGATTAACTGCCACATTTCCTAGTCCTGCAGTAGCTGCTCCAAAAGCTCCACCTGAGAATATACCAGCTAATACTTTAATTAATTGATCCTGTACTGTCTTATCTTTCTCACCTTTTTTAGCTCCATATAATCCACCGATAGTAGCCCAATATTTACCCCCTGTCTTAGCTCCAGTTTTAAGAGCTTCTAGGCTAGGAACCCTAGTGGGGAGGGAAGTAGGTTGTCCAACAGCGCCTAATCCACCCATCCCAGCATGGAGACCACCGGCTCCTAGACCGGCTGCTAAGGCAATAGATGCTACATCGGAGATCCCCTCCTGGGGATTTCTAGCAGCTGTAAGTTTAGCTGCACCTCCCACACCCTGTCCCAGGGTATCCCCGATACTATTTGCTATACCACTAACTACCGGTATATTACCAAAATTAGACTTAGGTATAGTTTGATCTACTTGCTCTCGGTATATGCCTTTTTCGCTAGGAGACATTTTATAAATAGCTTGAAGTTGAGCGGGTAAATCTCGATCTTGCGGATTAAGGATTAACCGTTTGATTGAAGGATTTTGAGTAAGAAGGTTATCAAAACCCGCTGTAGCTCCTATATTGAGTGGATTATTGCCTGAGGCTTTAATTCCCTGATTTGTTCCTTTTAAAATCGACTGCCATAAATCAACTGGAGTATAAACTTCTTTTTGTTCCGGCGGCGCAAGAACGTCTGGACGGCCAACATCCTGCCCTGGAGCATCTGGGATATTAAATTGATTAGCCAGATCCCAAGCCTCAGTCTCTCTCTTATTAGTTAGATTATAAGGGGCTAGACGAGCTTTATTATAAAAGGCCTTAACCTCATCTTGTTTTTGTTTTAGTACTCCCCACAATTGTTTAGCGTCCATTTTACAGTCCTCGTGGTGATCCCTGAGGCACCATCGGTTGTGTCGTTGGGATAGCCCCGGTATCCATTGGGTTAGGATTTTGTGGTGGCATCGGTGGTTGCCCAGCAGGGGCCGGTGTCTGGCCTGGTTGTCCCTGAGGAGGTGGTAACGGTGCCTGAGCTAAGGCGGCAGCTTGCTCCTCTGAGGTCTTTAAACCCATTCCATATTGCACCATATATGAGGTGGGATCTGTTGCAAATAACATCCCCCGGTTAGTTCGACCCTCAGGATCTGAAAACTCCATATCCTTAAAAAAATCAAGGGGATTAGAAAATGGTGCGCCTAACTGAGCAGCATCCATCGCATTGCGTTGAGCTTTAATCTTGTCAGTTGACGATGACTTAATCATTACCTCCATACCATCATCAATAGTGTCGCGTTTTAATTTTAAGAACGTCACCTTACCCGAATCACCTAACAACTTTCTAAAATGATCCTCGGTATATCGAAGCTTAATAAACTGTAACGCCCACCCTGCCATCCATTCTGAGGCGGCATTTATTGTATCCTCCACTAAATCATCAATTCTAGTATAGTTTTGCTCTCTGGCAATCTGATTAGAGGTAGCAACATCAGATTGCAAAACACCGGTTAAATTAGTCGCCCCGGCCAAACCAAACATCGTCTGTCTAGTTTGATTTAAGGCGTTAAATTGTGCTGAATCAGGCCGTTCTGGCGGTATTCCCTGGTGAACCTCATTGATATTGCCATCAACTAATAGGTGAAGTCTGGGGTTTTCGATATCCATTGTTTGAACATCATCAGCCTTTAACCCAGAGTCGGTTGACCAGACGTGTTTAATCCGCGACTTTAGGGTGTCAATAATTTGTTTACCCATAGAGTTTAGATTTTCTTGATTGTAAAGATTCTGCTCAATGCGGGAGGTTTCATCAATAGCCACCTTACCCCATTGCTCATAACCAAAGAAGAAATAGGGTTTATTTGGCTCCTTAAAGTAGTTAAAATAAATCTGTTCTTTTTGTAATCCATCTAGGGGTTGGCCGGTCATAGCCATTTGCATTAACTCATCCTCATTAGGTGGGCGTTTAGTGTTTTGGTTTGAAACATCATCATACATAAACCATTTCTCTTGACCCTCGTAGTCAAAGT